TTGCAAAACATACAGCAAAATTTAGGTATGGATTTTTCTGCAACTGGAGATTTAGAAGCTTTGCCTCAAAGTAAAGAAGAGCTTGATATTCACATGCAAATGACTTACAAGCAGAACGTTGAAATAGCTGAAGAAGAGGTTATTAACAATGTATTAAGTGCTAATAAGTATGATCAAACAAAAAGAAGAATAGCTTATGACTTAACAGTTTTAGGTATAGGAGCTTCAAAAACACGATTTGATGAGTCTGAAGGAATAAAAATAGAATACGTTGACCCAGCTCGTATAGTTTACTCGTATACAGAAGACCCAAACTTTGAAGACATATACTATGTAGGAGAAGTTAAAGCTATAACTATAGCTGAGTTAAAAAAACAATTTCCAAATATACCAGACGAAGAACTTCAAAAAATACAAAACATGCCGGGTAATTCTCAGTATGTTACTGGCTGGGCGAACTATGATCAGAACACTGTGCAAGTAATGTACTTTGAATACAAAACTTATATTGATCAAGTATTTAAAATAAAGAAAACAGATCAAGGTTTAGAAAAGACATTAGAAAAACCAGACACATTTAATCCGCCAGAAAACGACAACTTCGATAGAGTTTCTAGGTCTATAGAAGTTTTATACACTGGTGCTAAAGTTCTTGGTAATAATTACATGCTGGAGTGGAAGATGGCAGAGAATATGACCAGACCTACAGCTGATACAACTAAAGTAGATATGAATTACTGTATATCTGCACCTAGAATGTATAAAGGTCGTATAGAATCTTTAGTGAGTAAAATTACTGGATTTGCTGATATGATTCAATTAACACATTTAAAGCTACAGCAAGTAATGTCTAGAATAGTACCAGACGGTGTGTTTTTAGATATGGATGGATTAGCTGAAGTTGATTTAGGTAATGGCACAAACTACAACCCAGCAGAAGCTTTAAATATGTACTTTCAAACAGGTTCTATTGTTGGTAGATCACTAACACAAGATGGTGAATTAAATAGGGGTAAAGTACCTATTCAAGAATTATCATCGTCATCTGGTCAAGCTAAAATACAAAGTTTAATTGGTACATACCAATACTATCTACAAATGATAAGAGATGTTACTGGTTTAAACGAGGCAAGAGATGGTAGTGCTCCAGATAAAGATGCTTTACTTGGATTACAAAAAATGGCGGCCAATGCCTCTAATACAGCTACAAAGCATTTATTAGAGTCGTTGTTGTACTTAACAGTTAGAACATGTGAAAATATAAGTTTAAAAGTTGCTGATTTAATACAAAATCCTTTAACTGAAAACTCATTAATAAACTCTATAAGTACATTTAATGTTAAAACGTTAGAAGAATTAATGAATCTACAGCTACATGATTTTGGTATTTATATACAGCTAGAGCCTGAAGAAGAAGAAAAAGCCTTGTTAGAACAAAACATACAAATGGCTTTACAAACAGGTGCTATTGCTTTGTCAGATGCTATTGACATTAGAGAGATTAAAAATAGTAAACTAGCTAATCAGTTTATAAAACTTAGACAAACTCAAAAACTACAAAGAGAGCAAGAACAGCAACAAGCTAATATTCAAGCGCAGGCTCAAGCTAACGCAGAGTCTGCAGAAAAAGCAGCTATGTTTGAAGTTCAAAAACAACAAGCTTTAACTCAGGAAAAAGTAAGTATAGAGCAAGCTAAATCTCAGTTTGAAATACAAAGAATGGAAGCTGAAGCTCAAATAAAAAGAGAGTTAATGGCTGAAGAGTTTAATTATCAAATGCAATTAGCTCAAGCAACTGCAAAAGTTCAACAGCAGAAAGAAAGTGAAATAGAAGATAGAAAAGATAAAAGAGTAAAAATACAAGGAACTCAACAATCTGAATTAATAAATCAAAGACAAAACGATTTACTACCTACTAATTTTGAGTCTGCTGGAAACGATAATCTAGATGGTTTTGGACTAGAGCAGTTTACACCTAGATAAGATTACAAACAATTATTTAATTATATTATATTATGTCAGAAACAAAAACAAATGAACCTGTTAAACAGGAAGGTGATTTTAGTTTGAAAGGAAAATCTAAAAAACCAAAACAATTATCAAAGCAAAACAACGAGATAACTAAGGTTAGTTTAAAAGAACCATTAGTTAATCTTGAGCCAGATGTAACAAAGGTAGTTATACCAAAAGAAGAAAACAATGCCATTCAAGAACAAAGCACAGAGAGCAGCGTGTTACTCGAAGAACAGCCTAAAGTGGGACTGCAAGAAGTGGGACAAGGAAACGAAGAACCCGCTGAAGATGATAAAGCGCAATTGCCGATCCAAGAGGTAACTAATGAAGAAAAACAAGAAATAGCTAAAGTAGTTAAAGAAGCTGTTAGAGATGAAAAAATATTAGGAAAACCTTTACCTGAAAACATCGAAAAATTAGTTTCTTTTATGGAAGAGACTGGTGGAACAATAGATGACTACGTTAGGTTAAACACAGACTACTCAAGCGTAAGTGAAGACGCTTTAATTAAAGAATATTATAAAAAAACAAAACCTTATCTAGAATCTGAAGACATTGATTTAATGTTAGAAGATTATACTTATGACGAAGAGCTAGATGAGGATAGAGATATACGCAAAAAGAAAATTGCGTACAAAGAAGAAGTTGCAAAAGCTAAAAACTTTTTGGAAGAAACCAAGAGTAAATATTACGACGAAATCAAGTTGAGACCCGGCGTAACTCAGGAACAACAAAAAGCTATGGATTTTTTCAACCGTTACAATGAAGATCAAGAAACAGCTAACAGACAGCATGAAGATTTTAAATCTCAAACTGATGACTATTTCAATAACGAATTCAAAGGTTTTGAATTTGATGTTAGTGGAAAAAAGTTTAGGTACGGAGTACAGGATCCAAGTAAAGTCGCAGAAGACCAGTCTAACATTAACAACTTTGTAGGAAAGTTTCTAAACAAAGAAGGTAAAGTAACAGACGCTAAAGGTTATCATAAAGCTTTGTTTATGGCATCTAATGCAGACACTATTATTAATCACTTTTACGAGCAAGGTAAATCAGACGCTACTAAAGATATTATAAGTAAGTCTAAAAATCCTAGCACACAACCTAGACAGGCACAACAAGGTGAGTTTATAAATGGTTTAAAAGTTAGATCTATAAGCGGTCAAGATTCTTCAAAATTAAGAATAAAAACAAAAAAATTTAACTAAAAAATTATTATTATGAGTTTAACTCCTCAATTTGGTGGTTTAATCCCTTCGCAGGCGCAAGAGATTTTAAACAGTAACTACCTACAATTTAACAGTAATGCAGCTGGAGCGCAGAACACAAACAGTTTTGCTCAGCAGTATTTACCAGAAATTTATGAACAAGAAGTAGAGCGTTATGGAAACAGAACGTTATCTGGATTCTTAAGAATGGTTGGCGCTGAAATGCCAATGACTTCTGATCAAGTAATTTGGTCTGAACAAAATAGACTACATATATCTTATCAAGGTGTTGGAGTAGCAAATGCTGCTGGTACGACTAGTACTATTACATTATTCGCTCCTGGAGCAGCTGGATTACAGAATGTTATCTCAATAAATGATACTATTGTGTTTTTAAATCCTGCAACAGGAGAAGAAAGCAAAGCATTAGTAACTGATTCTGGAGCTTACGCTGGATCTGGTCTTGCTGCTGGAGCAATCGTTGTACAACCTTTTGATAATGTTCAAATTGGAGCAGCACTTGCAGCAGTTGGATGTAAGGTGTTTGTATACGGTTCTCAATACCAGAAAGGTCAAAGCATGAATGGTGCTTTTGCTGTAGCTGGAGCTAATCAAGCGCGTATATCTGTTGATCCTCAATTGACTCAATATTCTAACTCTCCTATCATATTAAGAAGCCAATACGTAGTAAATGGTTCTGATATGGCACAAATTGGATGGGTAGAAGTTGCAACTGAAGATGGAACATCAGGATACTTATGGTATTTAAAAGCTGAATCTGAGACTAGATTACGTTTTGAAGACTATTTAGAAATGAGTATGGTAGAAGCTGAGTATAATCAACTACCTGCTGTACCTACTACATCTCCAGGATCTGAAGGTTTATTTGCTGCTATTCAATCACGTGGAAACGTAGAAGTAGGATTTACTGCTGCTGCTGGTTTAGACGAGTTTGATGCTATCTTGAAAAACTTAGATACTCAAGGAGCTATTGAAGAGAACATGTTATTTTTACAAAGACAAACAGCTTTGGATTTTGACGATATGTTAGCTTCTATTTCTGGCGGATATGCTGGAGGTACTGCTTTTGGATTATTTGAAAACTCTGAAGAAATGGCTTTAAATTTAGGTTTCTCTGGATTTAGAAGAGGTTCTTACGACTTCTACAAGACTGACTGGAAATACTTAAACGATGCATCTACGCGTGGAGGAATCAATGGTATAAACTCTGTTGAAGGAGTATTAGTACCTGCTGGAACTTCTACAGTTTATGATCAAGTATTAGGAACTAACATCAGAAGACCTTTCTTACACGTAAGATATAGAGCTTCTCAATCAGATGATAGAAGAATGAAATCTTGGTTGACTGGTTCTGCTGGTGGAGCACAGACATCTACTTTGGATGCTATGGAAGTAAACTTCCTATCTGAAAGATGTTTGATTACTCAAGCTGCTAACAACTTTGTATTATTCAAAGGAATCTAAGATTCAACAAATGTAATTCTTACCCTCGTTGTAACTACGGGGGTAACAATTACCCTTATATGACACTAGCCCCTTACTATTATTATTAATAGGCTATTGTCACACTTACAAACTATTTAATTATATTATATTATGGCTGCAAAAAAAGCACCAGCAAAGAAAGTTGAGGTTGCTCCTCAGCAAAAAGTAGTGGTAGAAACCCCTACAAAAAAACAACCAGCTAAACCAAGTTGGGAAATAAAAGATAGAGTATATTACTTAAAAGGAAATAAATCACCTTTAACTTTAACAATACCAGGGAAACATACAAAGAAACATTCTTTGTTATATTTTGATCCTAAAAGCGGTAAACAAAGAGAAATAAGATATGCTACAAACCAAGACTCACCACTAGTTGATGAGCAAAAAGGAGAATGCACTTTAGGGCACATTAGATTTATGGATGGAAGCTTAAAGGTTGGTAAAGAACAAAAAAACTTACAACTATTGTTAAGTTTATACCACCCATTAAAAGGAAAACTATATGATGAGTTTAGTGCGGTTGAACAAGCTGAAGATGATTTAGATATTTTGCTATTGCAAAACGATGCTGTAAACGCAGCAAGAAACATAGACATAGATCAAGCTGAAGCAATAATGAGAGTAGAGATTGGATCTGAGGTTAGTAGGATGAGTTCTAAGGAGCTTAAAAGAGATCTACTTATGTTTGCTACAAGAAATCCTGCTTTATTTATAGAGCTTGCAAATGATGAGAACGTGCATCTTAGAAATGTAGCTATTAGAGCTCAAGAAGCTGGAATAGTTGCTTTATCTCAAGATCAAAGAACGTTTACCTGGGGGTCTAATGGAAGAAAACTAATGACAGTTCCTTTCGATGAAAATCCTTATTCTGCTATGGCTGCTTATTTTAAGACTGATGAAGGTGTTGAAGTATTTAGATCTGTAGAGAAAAACTTAGATTAACATGTAATAATATATACCGGCTACACTATGTGGTCGGTTATATTATAATAAAAAAACAAAATAATGGCTATAAACGTAGATTTAGTTTATAAAACTGTGTTGCTAATACTTAATCAGCAACAAAGAGGATATATAACTCCAGATGAATTTAACAAAGTTGGTAATCAAGTGCAACAAGGAATATTCGAAAAGTATGCGAGTGACCTAAATCAACAGCTTCGAATTCCAGAAAACGACAGCGAGTATGCCAATCGAGTAACAAATCTTGAAGAAAAATTAGAATATTTTAAATTAATCGCAGCACCTACTTTTGCTGTAGATCACTTCACAACAGGTTCCTTACCTAATTTTTATAGGCTAGGTAGTGTTATATATAAAGACGCTACTTTAGTTCAAATGGTAGAGCGTAATGATTTTTATTTAATACAAAAATCTCCATTAACAGCAGCTACTACATCTCAACCTATATTTTTATACGAACAAAACAAATTGTTTGTATCTCCTTCAACTATAACTACGGACATTAAAGTATCGTACCTTAAAAAGCCAGCTCAAATAAACTGGGCATATACGGTTGGGGGCTTAGGTCAATTTCTTTATGATGCAGCTAATTCTGTTAATTTTGAAGTCCATCCATCAGAAGAGGTAGATATTGTAATGGGTATACTTTTATATTCAGGTGTTATAATACAAGACCCTACTATTATACAAGTAGCATCTCAAAAAATACAACAAGAAGACATAAACGAAAAATCATAATAAAACATGGGATTAATAACTGAAAGTAATCAACAGTACTATGCAGGCTCTCAAAGGTTTCTATCTGCAGCCGGCCTTGGTCAGTCATTTACAACTACATTTGATACTGAGTTAGTTTTAGGTAGCAGTGATCCTTTACAAACTAACTATGCTTTAAATAATTTTAAATTATATACAGCTTTACCAGGTGTTTTAACATACACTGAATACATACTACCATATACGGTTGCTAACAATATAATAACCATAAACGGAAACTTAACAGCTAACACAAGTATAGTAGTTCAATTAAAATCTTTAAACGGAGGTCAGTATGGAAATAGAGATGCCTTTGGCCAAGCCGTTGAAGACAATTATGACAGTTACTCTTACATAAAATTAAACGATATTATAAATAACTTTCAAGTAGCCTACGTGGGTACAGGTAAATTAATACCTAGCTGTAAAAGAACAGATATTATATTTCATGCTAAAAGAGGTTTGCAAGAGTTTAGTTATGACACATTAAACAGTGTAAAGTCTCAAGAATTAACTATACCACCTAGCTTAAGTGTTATTATACCTCAAGACTACGTTAACTATGTTAAAATGTCTTGGATAGATAACATGGGTATTAAAAGACCTATATACCCAGCAAACAATTTAACTATAAATCCTTATTCAACACCTCTACAAGACAATTTAGGAATACCTACTCAAGATAACTTTGGAGAAAATACAGAAGGTACTTCAATAACAGAAGAAAGATGGGCTAAAGCTAATGACAACTTAATAAATGGTAGAGATATAATAGATGATTCTGCGTTTGCTTTTGATGCTTATGGAAGATTTGACGGTTTAGATAGAAGTCTTGGTCAACAATATGGTATAGATCCACAGTATGCAAACATGAACGGTTGGTTTACTATAAATCATAGAGAAGGAAAATTTTCTTTTTCAAACGATTTAGTTGATAAGTTAATAGTTTTAGAATACATTTCTGATGGTCTTGCTTATGATTTAGAAACTAAGATACCAAAGATGGCAGAAGAAGCTCTATACGCTCATATAAGTCACGCTATAATAGCTTCTAGAATAAATCAACCTGAATATATAGTTAGAAGATTAAAGCAAGAGAGAAGCGCTAAATTAAGAAATGCTAAAATAAGATTATCTAATATTAAATTAGATGAAATAGTTCAAACAATGAGAGGTAAATCTAAATGGATTAAACACTAAAATTAAATGGCTGAAATTAAAAATACTTTTCTTAAAGGTAAAATGAATCAAGATCTTGATTCTCGTATTATTCCTAATGGTGAATATAGAGAAGCTAGAAACTTATCTATAAGTAGATCAGAAAGTTCTACAGTAGGTGAGTTTGAAAATGTTTTAGGTAATACAGCTATATCTAGTTTAACAGCCATTGGAGCATCCGCTACAACTGAAATAATTGGACAACTAATTGATGAAAATAGCAATGTAGCATACTTTTTAGCAACAGACCATAATTCTTCTGCCGGTGTTAGAGCTACTGCAGCAAATAATTGTTATATAGTTAAAGTAAATTTATCTGTAACTGTAATCACTAATCCTATAATTTTAGTTCAAGGATTCTTTTTAAATTTTAATAAAAGTTTTCCAGTAACAGGTATAAATTTAGTTGAAGATTTATTATTTTGGACTGACAATCTTAATCAACCTAGAAAAATAAACGTTGCAAGAGCTCTTGCTGATGCAACTCATTACACTACTGAAGAGCAAGTATCTGTAGCTAAATACGCTCCTTTTGAGCCTATATTAGTTATGGAAAGAGTTCAAACTAGTTTAACTGCGGCTGTAAATAACTCGGCGACTATATTAGTAGCAGACTTAACAGGAATAAAAGTAGGAGATATAATTACTAAAAAAAATAAAGTTACTGAAACTTCTATACCTGGATTAGTTACAGTTATAGGTATACCGGGGACTGCAAATACTTTAACATTATCAAACGCTATTACATTAGCAAATGCCACAGATGTTGATTTCACAAGACCTAGCATGACTAATAAGCAAGATTTTGAAATGGCTAATCATTCTTCTGGTACTGTTACCGTTGTTAATCCAGGAACGATAGGAGCTACATACACTATAGGTCCTGGTAATGGTAATAATGATATAAGTAACTTTATTTATGGAGGTAAAAACGGTATACCTAGAATAGGAGATTTAGTAAGCGGCAATGGCGTTAATGCAGATACTACTATAGTTAGTGTAGATGTAGTTAATCAGTATAAAAACCCTACAAATTCATCAATCCCTGAAAACTTTCAAACATATCAAGATATAACTGTTACTCTAAACAAGGTTACAGCTCTTTCTACAGGAGACACTATATCAATAAGTGATAACCCTAATTATGACCCTACTTGGAGTGGAGACAAAAAAATTTTAGAAGATAAATTTGTAAGATTTAGCTATAGATTTAAGTTTGAAGATAATGAGTATTCATTAATGGCACCATTTAGCCAGGTAATGTTTATTCCGCAACAGTACGGTCAATTCGGTGGTGGAGCATTTTCAGATGAAGAAGATATGGATAACACGTACAAGTCTACTATATTAGCTTGGTTTGAAAATAATATAAATAATATACTATTAAAAATACCAATGACTAGCGCAACTGCTGGTGGAGTACGATCTGGTCTTCATATAGAAGAAGTTGATATATTATACAAAGAGTCTGATGCATTAGCTGTTAAAGTTCTAGAGACTATAGACCTATCTTCATTGAATCAAACCAATACATTTCCTTCAATATCTTTTAAAGATGCAGCTCATAGTAATGCTGATGCAAACAATGTTGTCCAGGCTGTTACTAAATATTTTTTAGATTATGATTACAGCTCTATAAAACCATATAAAACTTTACCAAATGATCAAATAACTAGAGTATCAGACAAGGTGCCAATAAAAGCGCTAGCTCAAGAAGTTATAGGTAATCGTGTTGTTTACGGTAACTATTTAGATAGGCATACAAGTCCGGCTTTTATAGACTTTAGCGCCTATGCAAGTAATAAATCTACGCGTTACGATAATTATACTCAATTTCCAAATCATCAATTAAAGCAAGACAGAACTTACCAAGTTGGTTTTATTTTATCAGACATATATGGTAGACAGTCAGATGTTATACTTTCTTCACGTGATGGAACTGCAAATGCAGGCTCTACCGTTTTTAATCCATACAATGATTTACAGCTTCAACAACAATCACCAATAGTAAATTGGTTAGGTAATGCTTTAAATGTAACATTATATACAGCAATATCAGGTACAGGTACAGCCGGGGAGCCTGGAATATATGACGCAGTTAATAATCCGTTAGGTTGGTATTCTTATAAAATAGTTGTTAAACAAATGCAGCAAGAATATTACAACGTATATCTTCCTGGTTTTGTTAATGGTTACCCAATACGTGAAGTAGTGGATTCTGAAAAAGATGTTAGTTTTTTTACAACGCTGCAAGGCGATAACGTTAATAAAGTACCTAGAGATTTAGCTGAAGTAGGTCCCAATGACAGAGAATTTACAACAAGTGAAAACTTAATAGTAAGGGTCAATAATCCTACAATAAATAATAAAACAATAGCAAATCCTACTTATCAGCAAGATAGAGCATGGAACACTCAGTATTATCCGTTGGGTATACAACAAGAAATAACCCAAATAAGTACAATTAGGGATTTTGAAATACAAGCAATACCATTTAAAGCAGATGTTGCAAAAGGAGAATACGGTGAGTCTAGTATATTACAGACATATAATTATGAAGGTGGAGATTCAGCTAATCCAATACAAAGTATTAATGAAGTTCCAGAGCCTACAGGTGCGATACCTTGGGGAAGAACTGGTCCAGATGCTACTTTTTATAATGGAGATTCAAATCCTTTTGTGTTTAAAGGAGAACAATCACAAAATAAAAACAACCCTATAGGCGCCAAAGTATTTCTTAATTCTGTTAATGCAATACCGCCTCTTGAAACACAGTTATCAATGGTACCTTTTTTATCAGTAGCTGAAACCAGGCCAGTAGAATCATTATTAGATATATATTGGGAGACATCGTTGTCAGGTAGTTTAATAAATCTTAATTCTTTAGTAAACACTCAAAGCGACGGTATAGTAAGTAGTAATTTTGAAGCGGCTAGTTTTTCAGAAAACATAGGAGCTGGAGAAATTATAGGTTTTGGATTTAACTTTTTAAATGAAGTTGGGCAATTTGTTCCGGCTTCGCAGGTTACATTGAATTCTATAACTGTAACTAACGGTGCGGGTACTGTTTTACCTTCTACAACTTTTACAATTACTAAAAATACTCAGCAAACCTCTTTTGTAATAAAAGCAGGAAATTCTAATTTCTTCTATAGCGAAAGCATTTTAAACAATGCATTATTAGGAACTTATAATATAGAGGTGGATGTTGATTTTAACAGTATAAATACTGTTCTTACTTTAGCACCATTAACATTAACAAATATTGCTCCAACAATAGATGCTTTTACACAACCAACACCAACTCCAGCTGTAGGAACTATAATAACATTGACTGGTAAAAACGGTAGCGCTGATGCAACAGTTAATACAACAGAGCTTAATTGGTCAATAGTTTCAATTAGCCCTGTAGAAACTCCTGCTAAAATTCAAATAAACGCAACAACTGGTGAATTATCTAATGATGCTATTTTAACAGACGCTACTTTTTATAGTATAAGCGTTAAAGCTACTGATTGTAATGGAAATGGATTAGATAGTGCACCTAGGTCTGTAGAATTTCAAATTGGGTCTGCCGCTGGTAATCGTGTTAACGCTGCTTTATGTCAAGGATGGCAAGGATCTGCATTTACAGGTTGTGGTGAAAGTTTAGGTGTTGTTTTTTCGGGATCTAGATTTACACCTTTAGCTGTGCCCACATCTTCAGTAACTGTTGGAAGTGTTACATATCCAGCTAACAATGCGGTTAATAGTTATAACGTTCTTGATAAAAATCAAAGTTCAGGGAGCGGATTCGAACCAACAGTAAATCATACTACAGGAGCTTTAGAGCAAGGAACGCTGTATATAACACCAACATTGACAAATGTAGGTGGTACTGGAACGGAAGATGACACTGTTACTTTTACAATACAATTTAAAAGCTCTTCAGGGGGAGGATGGGTTCAAGCTGTCGATACAAGTTCTGCTACAGTTAATAATGTAGTATTACAAGTAGCTAATAATGCAACAGTAGACAGTAAGCACGTGTTTGATGCTGTTGGAGAGTACAGAGTTTTAACAACCACTATAACGGGAGGTATGTGTAGCCTAGGTCAGTCAGGTACGTCGTTAAAGGTTAACTTTGGAGACGAAAACTTTAGTAGTTGCGCCGGAGCACCAGCATAGGTAATAAACAAAAAAAACAAGTAATTAATATAATATGTCAATAACACTAGAAGTAGGATACTTTAATTCCTTTTACTTAAAGAGAATAGCTGATATACCGGTACCAGTAGGACCTATAATTCAAAGTGTTGGTGGTGGAATATCATTTCCAGATCCAACAGCTATTCCATATCCTTGGGTAGCTCCATCTACTTCTACGATAGAAGAAGATTGGTATATTGAAGAGTCAAGAATACGAGGTGGTTATAACAATACTTCAACTGATTTAGGCGTAAAAGCATATATAGTAGAAGATAATGATGCTCAACAACGAAGATCAAGTTCATTAATATATTCTGGAATATTTAATTCTAGAACAGGTGTAAACCAATCTAATCAATTTAGTGTTGCTGAAGAAATAACTAGAAGTGTTGATCCTATTAGTGGTAGTATACAAAAGCTTTATGCTGAAGATACTAACTTAATTATATTCCAAGAAGACAAAGTAAACAGAGCTTTAATAGATAAAGACGCTATATACTCTGCTGAAGGCGGCGCGATTACAACAACAGCTAATTTAGTTATTGGTCAAATAATAGCTTATGCTGGTGAATACGGTATATCTACAAATCCAGAATCATTTGCTGTTTACGGGTATCAAAAATACTTTACAGATAGAAACAGAAATGCTGTACTTAGGTTATCAATGGATGGCATTACTGAAATATCTAGCTACGGTATGGTTGATTTCTTTAGAGATAAGTTAGCAACTGTTAGTTCTACTGGTAATATAGTAGGTGCTTATGATATATATAATAAAAACTATGTAATATCGTTACAAAACGCGGATAATACTTACAATACATTAAGCTTTGAAGAAGCTACTAATGGTTGGGTTAGTTTTTATGATTACAAACCAACAACTGGATTTAGTTCTCAAGGTAAGTTTTTTACAACAAATGGAACATCTATTTGGGAACATTACGTTTTAGAAACAAAAGCTGCACCACCCGCTCCAGTGCTTAGAAATTCATTTTATAATGCTGCTAGTTTACCTTCAACATTGAAGTTTGTTTTTAATCCAGATCCAACAAGAGTTAAAACGTTTAACACTGTTAACTACGAAGGATCAAACGGATGGGAAATTACATCTTTAGTATCAGATAAAACAGGCGCGCAACCTGCTATTCCTGCAGTTACTGATGGGTTGTTTGTAGAAGACACTTCTCAAAGAATATGGAGTTATGATGAAGGTCTTTACACGGAGGGTGGAATTTCTTATAGAGCAGGGTTTGATAGAAAGCAAAATAGATATGTGGCTGCTATAAAAAATAGTTCAACTATACCAATAGCTGGGCAAGTTTTAATTGGACCTGATAATACAGGAATAAAAGCTTATTATACTACAGTAACAATAAAAACAGATGCAACAACATTCTTAGGACAACCAAAGCAGTTATTCGCAGTGGGATCAACATACGGAAGATAAAACATTAATTAAAAAAATATAAATTATGCCAATACCATTAGCAGTACCTTTAATAGCAGCTGGCGCTCAGATTCTAGGAGGTATTTTAGGAGGAGGAGCAGCTAAAAGAAGAGAGAAAGCCGCTAGAAGAGAAAAAGCACGTCTTAATAGAAAATTAAACTATTTAGAAAACAATAGACAACCTATAACAGATCCTTATGCTGGTATTTCAAGCTTAGCTGGACTAGCAACTGATCTTAGTAGTCAATTAACTAACAACATGGCTAACCTAAGTGTAGCTACACAGGCTGCTGAAATGGAGATAGAACAAGCTGATATATCTCTAGCAAATACTTTAGACACATTAAGAGCTACAGGTTCTGGCGCAGGTGGTGCAACCGCCTTAGCTCAAGCAGCTTTGTCGAGTAAAAAAGGTGTATCTGCTAGTATAGAAAAACAAGAAGCTCAAAACGAAAAGCTTAGAGCCCAAGGAGAGCAACAGCTGCAAGAACAAAGGATGGCTGAACAACAGAGACTTCAAGGTATTCAAATAAGTGAAGGACAAAGAGTTCAAGGCGCTAGAGCTCAAGGCGCAGCTTTTGTATTTGGTGCTAAAGAAGATAGAGAAATGCAGAAATTAGACAGAGTATCTGCTCAGCTATCAGGAGCTGAAGCTAGGCAAGCACAAGCGAGTGCTGATAGAACAGGTGCTATTACAGGAATGGTTAGTGGTTTAGCTTCTGTAGGTAGTTCTTATATAGGCGCACTAGGTGGTTAGTAAATTTAATAAAACAAAAGATGAGTTATAGAAATCCAGAACAAGTTGTAGATACGCAGTCAGGCCAATACATTAGGCAAATGCAGCAGTCAGTAGCTAGTTCGTTTGAAAAATTATCAAATAAGATATCAGCTGAAAACAAAGAAAGAGCTAGAAAGAACGAGATAATGGTAAGAGAAGCTGAAAAAAGATCTGAAGCAGCTGCTCAATCTATATACCAAGCTCAATCTAAAAATAAGTCAATAGACTTCAATGGTTTAAACGAACAAGTTAATATACTTAATTCAATATATAAAATACCTGCAAACGAAAGATCTCAAGAAGATAAAAACTTTATTAGAAACATGCAGTACGCAGGCACTCATATAAGTGACGTATTACAAAACACTTCGGCTGGTCAAGCAGAATATATAGAAAAAAGATCTATACCTATGGGTAATCAGGGTGGTTTTTCTTTAGCTAATAAACCTGAAAATTTAGAAGCATTAGATATACTATATGGTTTTAAAGACGCACCTGGTAGAAAAGAAGCTAGGTATGATATGTCTGGAGCTGATGGACCTGTTATGTATATAGACGTATACAATAAAGACAATAAATTAGTAGGTAGTATTATAAATAAAGATATGAGTAGTATAGCTCAACCTGAATACGTACCAAACTTATCTAAACAAACAACAGATACTCAGAAAGAAATAGAGGATCAATTAGATTTAAATGCTATAACATCGTTAGCTTATGCTAACTCAGAGCCAAAACAATTTAAAGGCCCAGGTGGAACAGTTTATTATACTAGACTTCCTGACAAAGAGTACATAAAAAACCAAGCTAGAACAAAGACTGATTCAGTTATAATTGGACTATCAACAGATGAAGCAATAACTTTTTACAACGATGTATTATCTAAAGGTAAAATGGATATGCCACAAAAAAGTTCTTGGTCTCAGCAAAGAGGCGAAGATGGTAACTTAATACCTGATCCTGATTTAGTTAAAATTCAAGAAGCTTATTTAAATTACGTTGTAGATACAAACGTTAAGTTTAATACTAGTAAGAACTTTGGAACAAAAAAACCAAGTGATTATAAACCTAGCGAAGGTGACAAGAAGTTTGCTCGTACAGCAGATGCTGCTATTGGAATAGCAAATGACATAAGAGGTTATGCTACAAATAAAGTAATACCAAATGATGTAGCTGTAAATTTTGGTGCTGGTACAGAAACGATTAGAAAATCTGAGTATATAGAGCCAACTAAAGAAGGTGGTATGGGTAAATTTATAATAGAGACTGTTAATAATAAAAATGAAATAACAGATATAGAAATAAATCTAAACACTGCTCAAGGTAGAAAAAAATTAGCTCAAGCGTTGATATCAGGTGGTGAAGGTAGTTCAGAAACAAAAGGTATAAAAATTGATCAAGTTTTAAAAGAACTATCTAGAAAAATATCTGTAACAGGAAAAGGAAAATACGACAATCTAAATAAATAATATCAAATATTACTACATGGAAGAATTATACAATAGTTTATTCGAAGCTGGTGATTATACAGGATCTTTTGAAGAATTTAAAGATCAATTTGGAGATTCAACAAAATCACAAACTTTATACAATGCTTTGAATGAAGCTGGAGATTACACTGGATCATTAGAGGATTTTAATACTCAATTTGAATTTTCACCTGCAGAAGATTTTATAACAGACGATGCAGCGAGTGCAGATGCAAAGTCGCAGGAGGGAGTTGTAGCACTAACAGATCAAGAAATAGAAGGTACGGAATTAAAATCGGTGGATACTTCTTTGGGATCACAAAAGAAAAATGTAATAGATGCTGACGCTAATATAGAGTCTGTATATGATAATTATAAAAAATACGCTGACGAAAATATACCTGTTAGTTATAATTTTGATAACAAAGCAGGTCAATTTATTGTTGACAAGATAGCTGCTTTTACTAGTGGCGCCACAGAGCTATTAGCAGGTGTTGGTGATTTTGCTGAAATGCTAATTGAAGCTCCTGTTCAATCCGCTATAAGTGCTTACAATTATTTTGCTGATGAAGAAAATGATGTTACTCAAGAGCAAAGAAATGTTATTTCAGGTATAATTGAACAAACTTTTTTTGCTGATGATGTATTAAGAATAGCTTCAGACGCTTCTTCTAGATTAAAAACAAAAAGAGATGATAAAGATGGTGTTGGAATTAGAGGGGCATTTAAAGAAGGTAACTACTTAGAAGCTGTAGATAGAACTTTATCTGGTATATTTGAAGCAGTGCCATCTGTTATCGCTGCTGTTAGTGGTCCCGTTGGCTTAGGTATTATTGGAGCTTCTTCAACTGGCCAACATTATGAGGAAAAAAGTGAAAAAAATCCTGAAGAAAGAGGGTTAGCTATGTTGGGCGTATCCGCTGTTCAAGGTAGTATAGAACTAGCTTCTGAGTTAGTAACTAGAGGTATTTTTAAAGGCGTTGGTGGTATGGTTGGTGTTCAAGGAAAAGCTTTAGCAAAAAATGTTTTAGGTAGAATATCTACAGGTATGTTTTTTGAAGGAACATCAGAAGTTGCATCTCAAGAAGCTAACAATGCTATTGACCAAATGTGGGGTTTAAATAAATACTATGATCAAGAAGGTAATTTTGATAGTGAAGCTGCTTTAACTAGAGTTTTTGATACTTTTTTAATATCAGCAGCTTTAGGTGGTGGGGTTACAGTTACAGGTGAGCTTAGTGGTAGACAAAAAGCTTTAGAAGCTGATAGAATGATGTCACCTTTACAGCAAAAACAAAACCTTAAACTTTCTAACGAAATAAGTGAATTACAAAAATTAAACACAGGTGTAGATAATAACCAGATAAAAGAAAAAATTGCATTAAAAAAAGCCGAATTACTTAAGAGTAATGCTAGAAACAGAGAGATAGTTGATGGATTCAGTTCTGATGAAAAAGTAGAGTATTTAAAAATACTACAAAATCAAACAGAATTAAAATCTGAAGCTAAAAATTTAGACTTAACTGAGGATCAGTCTAAGCTTAACAAGAAAACTCAAGAACAAAACATCAGCAAGTTAAACTCAATGTATAAAAAGAAGGCTGATGCTTTGGCTCAAGAAAGAAAAGCCAGAACATTACAGTTCGCCGAAGATGCCGCTAGTCTTGGCATAAAAAGTACTCCTTTAAGTCCTGAAGATTTTAATAAGAAAGCTAGAGAAGTTGAAATAAGCAACATAAGTAAAGATTTAGATGAATCTAAAGTGGCTAAAGAAAAAGAGGAAATAAACAACACTGATTACAGTAAAAACAGTGGTGGTTTTTTCGTGAATGGCGAGTTTTTTATGAATAAAGACAAGCTGATAGAATTAAACCAACTAAATGTTGGAGCTCACGAAACATTACATCCTATACTTAATGCTTTAGTAGGTAACGCTGACCAACAAGGCGTTGTAGTTGAAAAGTTTAAAAATCAGTTATCCAAAGAGCAGTTAGACTTCATGGAAGGCATGATGAAAGCTAGAGGGTATACAGAAAACAAAAACACCTACAACAAAGAGTATCTTACTGTTTTTTCCGATGCTATTGCTGACAAAGAAATAAAGTACAATGAAACATTGTTTACTAAAATAGGTGATATGCTAATGCCTTTATTTAGGTCAATAGGTTTTAACAAACTAAAGTTTGACACCGGTAAAGATGTTTATAACTTTATGAGAGAATATAGTAAGTCTGCAGAAAAAGGCGCTATAAGTAAAGATATTAAGCAATTTGTTGCGCCAAAATTAGGTGTAACTACTGATTTCTCTAAAACTCAAAAACAAGATTCAAAAATAGCTCAAGATTTTCAACAAGAGTTAGATAATCTAGATGAGTTTGATTTTGATAATGAATTTGAATATGATCAAGCTGTTGCTAATTTAGAGGCTAAAATAAGATCAGCTAAAGTTAAAGCTAAAAAACAAGCAATAAAAAAAGAAGAGCCAACTAAAGAAAAAACTCCTCAAAAAACATATGATAACGAAAAACTAGTAGAGACTATAAAATCAGAAAAAACTAGTAGAAAAGAGAAAGCTTCAGCAGAAGCTGACTTAGTTGATTCTTTTGATACAATGGCTTTAAAAGCTATAAAATACGATACTAGAAAAGGTGATTACGATAGAACAGAAGTAAGAGATTACTTGAGACAATTTCTACCTGGAATATTAAGTAAATATAGACCGTCAATAGAGGTAACTCAAAAAATGCTAGATGGTAAAGCTGAAACTGTTTCAGAAAAACAAGATCTAAAAATATTTAATTCTTATAAAAAAAATAACCCTAGTAAGCAATTTAACATAGGTGACAACATTGAAGTTAAATTCTCTACTTGGGTGTATAATAATATAGCTCCAAAAGCTCAACAAACTTACGAAAAGTTTAGAAAAATAGCAGATAAAAGCCTAGATGCAGAAGCTGGAACTACTGGATCTGTAAAAGAAACTGCTGCTGATACAACAACTATTACAGAAGATACATCGAAAACAAAACCAAAAGGTGGAACTATAAAACCTGTTGATTTATTAAAAGATCCTGAAGTAATAAAGCAGTACAAACAAGCTGTAGCAAAAGCATTTAAAGAATTAAACTTAA